CATACCAGTAGCACTTGTGTAAGTACCAACAGGGCTGTCGTTAAGAACCGCAGGGTTAGTTTCAGTCGAAGCAACATCGCCGCCGCCAATTGTACCGGCCAAGTTCTGGTTCGATGCACCAGTTTTACCAGGCATAGCTTCGTCAACAAGAGCCTCAGCACCGTCTTGTGACAGGAACGAGGAACGCATTGCAAAGATCAGACCCGTTGGGCCTGTCATTGGCTGCACACCACATACGTCATATGCAATTAGGTTAGGCATTGCACGACGAACCAGTGAGATCAAAATCGGATCCCATGTGTCCATCTGCCCGCCGCCCATAGCGTTGACAGGCGATGCCTCAGAAAGAAAACCACGGTCTTCATTCATAGCTTTTTCTTGGTTTTCCAAGATGAGAGTGGTAACTGCCCGCTTATAAGAATCCTCAATCCGTGGAAGATCGGGGTGTTCTAGGACTGGCTGCCACTTTTCTTGTAGATGTTCTGTTTGAAACATTTGTTTCTCCTTTTTATTTACATCCGTTAATTATAATGTTTTATGCACTCGCCTTTTGATTACGACTGATGGCCGACATATACGTCTTCATTGCATCTGTCGTATCAACGTCCTGTGCGGTGCTACCATCTTCATCATCAATAGCTTTATCACTAGATGTTTGAGCCTTCGGGAAATAGCTTTCTTTCAGTGTATTAAGTTTTTCACGGAAAGACTCTTTATCCTTAAAATCAACATCTTGAGTAAGTGATTTAAACTTTTCAATTTCGGTATCGGCTAAATCTTCAGAAACTTCGGAAATAACCTGTTCACGAACTAGAGATGATTTAGACTTGTTAAGGTCTACATTCTTTTGAATTTCTTCATTCAATTTATTTTCTAGCTCGGAAATCTTCTCAGATTGAGCTTCCAGAACATTATACTTCTCGTCTGGAACATCAATGTAATGATCTTCAAACAATTGTTTCAACCCAGAAATAAAGTCTTCTGCAATCTCGCCCTTCAAACCACGCTCAATTGCCAACTCGTTTTCTTTAGTCCATTCCTCAACAACATAATTGAGATATGTGTCTACCTTCTCTGCAAGCTCTTCCTTGAAAGTACCCATTTCGGTTTCTTTCTCAGAATGTACTTCATTATCAATCCGTTCAATCTCTGAACGAATCTTAGATTTCAATGCGGCCTCAAAAATTGTTGCGGCCTTGACCTTGAATTCTTCACTAAGAGTATCATCGGAACTCATAAGAGCTTCCATGTCCTCTTTTACAGAGATATTTTTAATTCTCTCATCAATCTCTGCCTTCTGATCTTCAAGCTTCTTCAACTCTTCTTCAGTTGCGGCACTATCTGCTTCTTGAAGTTTTGAAGCATGAGCAGCAAGCATTTCTTCAATGTCTGCCTTCTTCATTTTACCGATCTGCTCTAAAGTTTGGGCTTTGGTCATCTTTTTATTCTCCTTGAGCTCCTCGCCGTCATGCTCAACTTCGTCACCAGCGGCAAGTTTCTTCATTGGTTCCGCAGACTTCTCGCCCTTTTGCTGGGCATCAGCACTAACTTCCTTTGCCTTTGCAGCAATCTTCTTAGCAGGGGAATCTTTTTGCTCTGGATCAACTACAGGTTTACCAGTATCTTGTACTTCACCAACAACTTTTTCACCCTTATCAGCACCAGCAACATTAGGTTTTGGGTCTTTAGCATTGGAGACACTATCTCCAGCATTATTTGAACCTAAACCGAGGTCTATTGCCTTACCTAAAGGTTTCTCTGAGGCTTCTTCTAGTTCTGCAAGAACTTCTGCCTCAAGTTCTTCAATCGTTTGTTCTAATTCGGACATAGGTTTGTCTCCTTACCTTTGTGTTATTATATTTATAAATTATAATTTTTTGAGGAACTTAGCAAATTCTAAAACCTCAATTTTTGTATCCCTTTGACGCTTTTTAACATCAAATTTGCGCCTTAACTCAACAAGTTCCGCTTCTACTAATGCTCCATTGTTCCAAACCCACTCTTTTCCTTCCATAATACCTTCTACGAAAGCATTTGGTGCGGAAGGGTCTGCAACAATATCAGCTGCGGTTGCGAGATAAAAGTCATCTCTCACATAATTAGCACCATTCTTCTGGTCCAAACTACCCATGCCTCTAGAAGAAACACCCAACTTACCACCTTCATCAATAATATTTTTAACAATCTTACCCATCGGGGTTTCCATAATCTTTGCTTCACCAACGAAATTTTTACCATCTGGATATAATTCTGTAACCATATGCGATACTCGCTCAAGATTAACAGTTGGACCTTCTGGATGTCCTAATTCTCCATACGCACGATTCTCATTGATAAATTTCTTGTTATATCTGGTAACTTCCTTTTCAAGAATTTCCATAGGATATACCCGCCCATTGCGGTTTTTAATATCTGCTTGCAGAAAAATACCCTTAATCTTATAATTTTTACCACCACCTTCTTTAGCTTCAGTGATGTATTGTACTTCCTCTACAACTTCTGAAAATAATCTTACAGTGTTCATGTGATATTATCCCAACCAGAAACTTTTCTAAATTTAATCATAATAGTTCCAACAGAAGTTCCGTTGGTTACAAGAACATCTCCTGTTACACCACTTCCAGCATTATTAGGAATTGCTGGCATACCATCTCCAAATCCCATTTTACCACTTCCGTTTAACGAAAGAGCAACCACGTTTGTTGTTGCATCCCATATAATATCGGTTTGGGCTGCAAGTGACCATGCAATTCCAACAATTGAAAGTCTTGGATCAGTTGCAGCACCTTCAGCAGCAGAAACATCAACAAGACTTGCCGCACTATTTGTACCTGTAGTAGTAGCTTTAAGTACATACTCAAAATCAGAATCTACTATTTCATGTAATACGACTGCCATTGACTACTCCTAAATTGATAACATTTCTTTCTCAAAATAGTTCATAAGTTCCTTTTCGGAAACCTTAAACTTTTTTGAAACATCTTGTATAGTTTTCTCGAAAGTATTTAGGAAATCTGAAGGTTTAGAATCCATAATTTTAAATATTTGGTCAACAGCACCCCTCATCTTCGGAGATAATTTCTTATAATACCGAGATTTCTTGTGTTCATTCCTTTCAATAACGGTTGAAAGATACATTTCTTCAAGTGTCTTCATTAGCTTCCTCTGCGCTAACATTACTTACAAAAGTTTTTGAATATTCTTTTCTTTTAATTTCAAGAGCATCGCCAACTTTTGTAGAAATCGAATTTTTAAATTTGGTTTCTGCTTCTATATTATTTCCTGTTGCAACTGAATCTACAAATTCTCTACTCATTATCTCTTTCCTTTCTTGATATGAAATTCTTTATCATTTTCTACTGGCTCTTATACCCATTTTCACCTTCGGGCGGAGCATCTGGGTCTACACCACCAACAGATAATTTAACTCTATCTGCGGCCGACATGCTTGGATCAATAGGTTCGTCGCCCGGACCTGTTGGGACTCTTTGAATACCATCACCGCCCGGAGGTACAACAATTCCACCGTCCATTGGGTCTTTTTCAACTTCACTCTTAATCTGATCACGCATTGCTTGAATTTCTGTATCAGTCATGCGTAATACTTTCTTCAACACATATTCTTTACTGAAGAAAGTTCCAATATAAGATTCAACTGTCTGTAATTGGTTAAGTCTATTCTCCAAAAGTTCTGCATCTTTTAATTCTGCAAAATGGCCATCCGCAAGAAAATCATATTGAAGATGTTCTTGTATTTCAGGCCAATCTTCGGGAGCAATAATTCCTTTTAGTAAGAGTTGTGTTTTAAGAATATCCGTAAATAGTGGAGAAAATTTCTTACGAATTCGTTGTACAAATTTCGTAAATTTTAATTCATCTCTTGTTATTTCTGTTGAACGACCAAGACTAAATCCACTTTCAGATTCCATACGAGAAATCGGCACATTAAGAGAACGATATAATTTCTTTTGGAAATATTGAATATCATCAATCTCTCCAAGATTAGAACCGCCCGGCAAAGTAGCAATTTCTGTTCCTCTACCACCTTCTCTTCGTGGGAGCCAGAAATCTTCCAACATACTCATATGATTTCGATCATCACGAATCTCACCAGTTGTTGCATCATACACCAACTTATTGCGATAACGATTCATTACATCTTTGAGATATTGCTCTGCTTTAATCTTAGGGAGATTACCAACATCAATGTAGAAAATTCTGCGTTCAGGAGCTCTTGAAATGCGATAGATAACAAGTGCATCTTCAATCATACGCAATTGATTGACAGGTTTTATAGCTTTATGTAAATAAGAAACTACTCTACCACTATTACCATCAATCAAACCAGAAGGTACATAAGTAATTGAATCTTTAGATATCTTTATCCCCTGGCCGCCGCCTCCTATACCAGCAGGATTTAATCCTTTTTCATTATATATAAAATATTCATCAATCTTTTCAGTCATCTCAATCCCAGTTTTGGAATCAACACCTTTTTTAACTTCTCTAACTTTTTTGATTTTCACTGAATCAATATATCTTAATTCTGTAATTCCTTTTCTTGGATTTTTTGTGTCAATAATTTTATGATAGTAGATTCTGCCATCTACATACCACCGTCTAAAAACATCATGGCCCTTTTGCTCAAAGTTTAAAAGACGTAAAACTTCATCAAATTCTGCCCTGATTTTTCTTTTAATTTTATCTGGATAAGGTAAACGATCTAAAGATATTGCTACTGCTTGATCATTTTGGTTAGAAACAATACCTTCATTCACGATATCGTCAATAGCAGTATCACATTCTGCATGTTGAGCCATATCACGATACCGCCGAATTAAATCTAAGTCGGTTCGTTCTCTACCATCTGTGTCTAGGATTTGTCCAAAGAAACCACCACCAGCAACA